ATGCTTAAGTTCTATTTTCACCAAACACCCAACCCAATGAAGATCGCTCTGTTTCTAGAAGAGACAGGCCTAGATTTTGAACTCGTTCCTGTTGATACCTTAAAGGGCGAGCAACACACGCCGGAATATCGTTTGATTAACCCGAACGGTAAAACACCAGCCATTGAAGACGATGGACAGCGCGTGTTCGATTCAAACGCTATCCTTTTGTACCTATCAGAGAAGACTGGCGAGCTTGGGGGACAACCAGAAGACAGAGCTGAACTGCTCTCTTGGATGATGTTTATCGCGAGCGGTCTTGGTCCTTATTCAGGTCAATCGGTACACTTTCGCCATGCAGCGCCAGCAGGCCTAGATTACGCTGTGAACCGTTACCTACGTGAAGCACAACGTCATTACGAAGTGTTAGAAAAGCATATGGAAGGTCGTGAATTTATCGTCGGAAATGAGTACACCATTGTCGATGTCGCTGCATGGGGTTGGATTGATAAAGCACCTTTCGTGCTTGGTGAAGAAGGCCTAGAACCTTACCCGAACTTGAAGCGCTGGTTTAACGTAATCAACACTCGCCCAGCGGCACTGCGTGCTCGCGAAACCGGTAAAGATGTTGAATTTAAAACCGAACGTGATGAAGAGGCAAAACGAGCACTGTTTCCTTCGAATTATGCGAAGTAGAAAAATTGAAAGTTAACGCTCTACTGAGTGATAACTAAAACTCAAACAGAAAGAGCCGCTAAAAAGCGGCTCTTTCTCAATCCAAAAGGTCAGAGACCCGCGGTTAATGAGTGATTGGTTGTATTGCTTCCAGTTAATTGTTTTGTAACGAGGCTTATGAAAAGGGCTACGAGAGGGGCTGAACGTAGCTGATCAGATCGTAGGTTCTGGATTTAGTTCCATTGAATTACGCAACAAAGCCACTGAACAGACAACAGAAATAATCACGAAAAATCCGCTAATGATGAAAGCTTGATGTTTAGCTTTGGTGAGCCAGAAATCATGGACCGTGATTTCACCAACTACGAATACAACGAGCTTTACTACAACGAAGACTGGAACTATTGGGAATCGCCACTCGATAGACCTGGCTTAAATAAACTGACTCGGGCTAACGCTTATCACGGCTCTATCTTAATGGCTCACCGTAAGATGATTGCGGGCCGTTACACCCAAGGTGGAATGTAGAAGCAAGAAATGCAATCGGCCGTCCATGACTTCTTAGAATTTGGTGACACTGCCCTGCTCAAGCTTCGTAACTACTTTGGCAAAGTCATTGGGCTATGGCCAATCCCTACGATGTATTTACGTAAACGTAAGAACGGTGATTTTGCTTTCTTAGAGCGAGACGACAAGCAAAAGAGTTACAAGAAAGAAGACGTTATATTCATCAAACAATACGACCCAGTTCAGCAAGTCTACGGTGGACCGGATTACCTTGGTTGTGTTCAATCTGCTTTGCTTAGCCAGGACTACACCACGTTCCGTCGCCGTTACTATAAGAACGGTTTGCACATGGGCTTTATCTTCTATGCGACTGACCCGAACTTGAGTAAAGACGATGAGGAAGACTTAAAGCAGAAGATGGCTTCAAGCCGTGGCGTGGGGAACTTCCGCTCGATGTTCATCAACATTCCAAACGGCACCGAAAAAGGGATTCAGTTGATACCCGTTGGCGACATTGCAACAAAAGATGAGTACGAGAAAATTAAAAACGTCACCGCACAAGAGGTGATCACCGGTCATCGCTTCCCTGTCGAACTGGCCGCAATCATTCCGAACAGTGGTACTAGTGGTGACCCGATTAAATTCGATTACGTTTTACTGTAAAAACGAAGTGATACCCGCTTGCGAAATGTTCATGGATGCCGTGAACAGTGACCCAGAAGTACCAGAACACCTGCATTTAACCTTCAATTTGGACAATGTGGCGGCCTAAGTGGCGTGATGTTTTTTGCAATTACGTTTTTCTCTTCAATTTGCGCTCAGCCCTTTATTCATAAGGGCTGAGAAGCTACTCAAACGATCGTCATAAAACACAAACGATCATTTAAAAACCGACCAAAAATACAAAAATCATTACATTTCAGACACTTAACAAAACCAACCAGATCAACACTGATCGTCAGAATTTCAATTCCTTGCAATTTTTTTGCACTCTTCGCAATTTTATTAGGCGCTCTGTAAGCCATTTGGAGCGCTGCTAACTTGCAGCAAGCCCCGTTATTCCTTAAGGGCTAGCGACCTGTTGGACTCCCATCACGGCGGCAGAATTTCACTGAAATAGAATTGCGAAAAAATGAGATCAAAAGCGTCGCAGGCGGGTAGGAGGAGTGCGTTTTCCGTGGGTTGGGCATGCTTTCGGTGAGCTTGTATGACAGATGCAAAAAAGCCACCTTAAGCGGTAGCCAAACTTGATACTAAGTGAATTTTACTTTCTATATTTTTTGTACAATGAATCAATAGAGTATTCAAACAATTCTTTGATCTGGTGCTTAGCCTCTGATATCGAAACAAGCTTAAAATCTACCGAGACAGATTTACGGCCAAAGATTCCAATAAAGCCAGGATTAGAAACGACTTCCAAACCTAACAAGCCTCTGTCATTTTCGACTGGTGAAAATTGATATGATGAATACTTGCCATCCATGTCGCCTAACATGAAAAAGAAACCGCCGCCTTCACCTAGCTCTTCAAACAATTCCAATTCTTTTGCCCAAGGGTAGGTGTCGATAGTTTCACAAGCTTCACGATGAAATTTTAGATCACTTTCATGATTCACAAGCTCAGTACCACCTTCTCTATGCTGATAAAAAACTTTAATTTGACTCATTAGATCAACCTTATTCGACTAGACAAAGAAATTCCGCTTTTTGAATATATAATTATTCTCTCTATCATCTGAACGCGAAAGGTGTGAGGTTCTGCACACCCGCAATAATTTAGTAAAAATCACTATTCATTTAGTCTGATTTTCTTTCTGTTTCTCTTAGAATTCCTAGCAGATAAAATTAGGTGATCGAACAATGAGTGATAAGAAAAGTATTTTCCCAGAAGGCTCAATGGCCCACGAAGCAGAGCTAAATAATACATCAGTACTTAATTCTAATGCTGATGAAAACACATTTTTCCCAAAGACTTCTATGGCTTACCAGAACGAAGTCAAAGCATCTCGTATTACACCAGGGATGGGGCAAGGCTTTTTACCACCCTTAAAAAAATCTGGGTACATGCAAGCAACAGCACAACAAAATGCGCCGACTCAAACTGCAAACATTGCCCCTGAAAATATGTATTGGCCTCCTTATAATTTTATTGAGGGGGAATACATCAATACGAAGGTACTACCTGATGACGCGCTAAGGACGCAATTACAAAATAATCACACTGAAGTTATGCTTTTAACTTTAGAAGAGGCGTTTAGAGTCCTACAAAGTTGGGGTTGGATGGATACTAAAGATACTTGGAAGTCCATGACAACCTCAACTGGCAGTCAAGTTATGATTAATTACGGGGTCAATGGTAAAGATGTTGTATCGACTTCAATGGTTATTGCCCAATTTAACCTCCATGGCCTAAGAGCAACAAAACTTGGGTTAAAAGCCACTTTTGGTATGAAAATGACTACTGAATTCAACAAAATTGGCAATGAAATGATCAAACTAACTGGTCATTCAGGCTTAAGACGCATTTTAACAGCATCTTACTACAGACTCGATAATCCAAAGATTGTGCAACTAGGTATCGGGAAATACGGTCTCGCCAATTCAATAAAATCAGGAACCGTCTTAACATTTTACGTAGCTGCTGGTTTCAGAATTCTTGACTATATATTGAACGATGAAGTCTATTTAACTACCCTAATTGGTTCCTTGGCTACTGATATTGTAAAAATTGGAATAGCTTCGTTAGTAGCTGGTATAGCTGGAGCGATTGCATTAGCTGCAACATCTTTCGTTGCTGCTCATTTAGCCGCCGTTGTTGTTGTTGGTACTCTCGCAGCATTTGCACTGAATGAACTAGATGAACATTATGGAATAACACCACAGGTTATTGAGTTGCTGGAAAAAGCTCAACAAGAAGCTGTAGAAAAAGGCAGGGAACTCCAAAGAAAAGTAAAGAACGGAATATTAGACACTACTGAAATGCTTATAGAAGGTACTCTAGAAACTGGTAAAAAAGTAATCGAGGCAGAGCTAAAGCGTTTCATCAAAAGATCTATTAACGAATTAATTTTGAAGCCAATATGAATATAAAACCCTTTGTAAATAAACTTAAAAGAATTTGCACCCTCGTTGCAGGAATCTTAATTTTTGCTGCTATTACCGTGTATGCACTCTATAAAGGATACTTAAATATCTTAGAGTTTGGGCAGCCTATCGGTGAAGTAGAGACATACTCACGATTTAATTTCGCCCTTATTCCTATGGGCATTTTTACACTTGTAATGACCATAATAAGCATATTCTATATCATTACAGGGGAGCGTTGGGAAGATAGATATGGTGGGGCGTTACCGCTGTCTTCGTTAGCATTCGTCGGAATTGCCTTAATTTTAACACTAATCACCCCCTCGATTTATGAATCCAAGTATGAAAAGGCAGGTCTCGAAGCATGCTCAGGAACTCCGGTAGGTTATCTCCCACTGTACGCTAAAAGGTTTGCTGTGAACCCGTCACTTTGCAAAAAGTGAGGAGATACCCTTCGCTGCCATAACATTGAATCAAGCAACTACAACTGTATAAATCATCACCATAATTTAGTACCATGAACCTATCATTTAGATAGGTTCATGGTGTCATATGAGAGTTGTTTGCCCTGAGTGTGGCGAGAAAGCCTGCATACAAAAATCAAACCGTATTTCAGCGAGTTATAACGATTTATATTGTAGTTGTAGTGACCCCGAGTACGGCCATTCTTTCGTGATGAACCTAACCTTCAGCCATACTCTTAGCCCTTCGGCTAAAACGACTTCTCAGTTAGCTTTTGAAATGGTTAAAGCTCTCCCTCCCGAGCAACAGAAAGAATTAAAACAACAATTATCTATAATTTAATCTAGATACTGTGGCCTTTTACAAATACCTTCCTGGAACGTCATCTTACCATCAACAAGCTCTGCAACAGACATTTGCCCTGTAGGGAATACTCGAATCGACTTTGTTTCACCTGTAACATTTTCACATCTTTCAGATCCTACGTTGTACGCTGAAAACACTAAGATATTGTCACTATTTCCTACGTACTGAGCACTACCAAAGTTATGATAAAACAGGCTTGGTACTAGCAAAGCCATTAAGTACAGCGCGGAACATAACACCCCCGTATGAACAAACTTTTTAGTCGCAACGCTTTCACCATGTTTTATATCATTCGTTTTCGTGGAGTAATTTACCATAATAAAGAAGCGAGCCATGAATAGAACTACTGTCAGAAAGTTAAATAGTAATATTAGGAGCGCTAACATCATGCCCCATATTAGCGGTAACAAATAAATTGCAATAAGTGTCCTTGTATTACCAAAGAGACTCGCATCAAATGAGGTACTCCGTTCAATCACTTGATCTGCTACCAAGGATGCAGAAAACATCGCAAACATTGCTAGAGCTCCTCCAAACCATTTAAAGAAGCCCTTATTATTCTGGATAATAGGCCATAGCCTATAATCTATAATGCAAATGGCAGTTACGCTTGGAAACATAAACATTTGACTTATAGCCAAAAGGTTTTTCACATCAACATCGAAAACCCCGCTGGCTAGTATAATCGTAACATTCAAAATGACTGAGATATAAAGCCAGCTCATCATATTCTCTGCCAGAGAACGATTAGGTATTTCGGATATCAATCTTACTGTTTTTGATATCTTTTCGATTAATTTTGTTCGATTATCTACACTTTTATAGTGCTCAACAGTACCCAGCACGATTGGCAGCAAAACAAAAATTATAAATATTACAAACATAACAACCTCAATTAATCACTTAACCTTATTATTCATAAATCGCGCCCACTAGGAATGAAACCATACAAATTCTGTAGACTCGCAGGCAAAAACACTTTTCTTTTGAATTTCAACAAGTTTACGATATGTCAAACTTAGTAGAGCCCACACCATCTGCCATCTCGATTAGCTGCTTCATTGCGGCTAACTTTTCAGGCTTCAACTCTTCTCTTTGGTCTGCAGCCAATAAACCCATCAAATAAATACCTACATCAGCTCTGCTTTCACCTTCAGTGCTGAGTGCTACAGCATCTATAATGAACTCCATCGCTTGTAAAAATATGTCCTGTTGTTTTAATGACATAGCTCTACTCCAAACCAAAAGACTGGATAAATACACAGCACTCTTATAAATATTCATACAGTGTTTTTATGAAGCGAGATTCACCCCTCATTCTGATAACTAATCTGAGCTTCATATCAACGGCCATTCGGCGGTTTCAGGAAAGAATGACAAATTAGGCTGTTCATATTCATAGTCGTCATCTTCTCCGGTTAGAGGTTCAGGCGGTTTTACCACGAATTCATCTAACCAGCTTAAATCGGGCTTGGGTTGATACTCTTCAACAAGCTGGGCTGGGCGAACCGTACCACATGGCAGGTGCTCCGCAGGACGGATTCTTATACTCGTTTCATCATCTATTCGAATTGAGCTGCCTTGTTACAGCGCGATTAGGGCTGAACCATCAATGTTTGGCGGTAACCCACCACCTACTGAGTAAGGTTCTAATAATCGCTTAAGCTGATCGCTGACTTGTACTTTCTGCGGTAGCGTACAGTTATTGACAGAACTCCGAGAGGAATCAGAGATTCCAGAAAGAGCAAGATCAAAAGCCCCCGCTTCAGCGTTCTCGCTATTTTCAGTTTTTGTTACTATCTGCCAGGTCTTGAGACGAGTCTTAACCAACTCACCTGCAGCAACAAAACCGTCTATTTTACGAACGTCTTCGCCATGCGCAGAAGCAAACGGCCACACTTCATAAGAGTTCGTGATCAGCAAATCCTCACGCTTAACGAACGGGCCACCCTGCCCCATGATGTAGCCTTGCCAGTTACCGTGATCAGCCGCTTTCATTGTTCCTGCGACATTCACATGGTTAGTATCAGCCCTCGCCTCATAGTTCTCAGCAATCACAGCCACTAGCTCTGCATTCATCATGACATGAACTGGTTTAAACGGACCAGCTAAACGGTACATAGACATGAGGTAAATAGAAGCCAACTCTTCACGTTCTTGCTTAAAAACATATTCCATAAAGGTTTTCTTGTTTTGGTTAGCTAGTCGGCGCAGTTCACGGTAAGTGGTAACCGGCGCCCCACCAAAGAATTGAAATTGACGAATACCCCAACGGCTCTTCCATGCGTTGACGTTTTTGGCCATAGATTGCACTATGCCCACTTTGCGCCTGATCACCTATCTGAAGCAATTCTCCATGACCCTCTTTCAAACCTGTCGCCACGTTGTCGCCACTGGCCAAATTTCAGACAAAAAAAGAGCCGCTAAAAAGCGGCTCTTGATTTTCAAACTATTCGAACTCGTTCAGATTACTCTTTACCGAATACGTTGTTTTCTTGCTCTTGTACACGGATGAAAGTCGTACGCTTAGTTAGCTCTTTAAGCTTTGCTGCGCCTACGTATGTACAAGTTGAACGTACACCACCAAGGATGTCAGAAATTGTGTTGTGAACAGAACCACGGTATGGAAGTAAAACAGTTTTACCTTCCGCAGCACGGTACTTAGCAACACCACCTGAGTGCTTGTCCATAGCTGACTGTGAAGACATTCCATAGAACTTAACAAAAACAAGCAGCATCATAATAAAATCAACAGCTTACCTTGATTTTTATGTGTATAAAAACAGTGTTAAGTAGCGATTTATGCCCATAAATAACGCTGTTTTACAATGAATGCCGCCATTTTTGCCGCCACTTTTTGCGAGCGAGTTAATAGCCATCCCTTTAATATGCATTTACACAGCAAATGCATAATAGGTAAATTAATTAGTAACACGTAACCCAAACGCCTTTGCTTGCTGCGTCTGGATAGGTCAAGTTCGGGGGGAACTTGACCGCCCTATTATCAATACGGGCTATGTGATCGATACTTTTCTAATACTAGCCTTACGTTTTCCCACAGCTCTTCGATGTCTCGATACTCTAGGTAAAAACCGCTATCAATAAACTCAGCACCGCTTGATGAGAACCACGGTTGGGTTTCACCTTTCCCACCTACTCCTAGTTCGAATTTAGCGCAGTACTTTCCGCCTGTTGGTCGAATTTGGAATTTGATGTGATAAGTCCAATGAGTTTCTGAATGGCAGCGTTCGTACTTTGCAGGTAACCAACCCGAGTCGTAGAAGTTGGGTAATCGGCTTGCAGGTAATTGGTATTGCGAAGGTGGAAGTATTGGCGTTGCGCTACGGAGTTGGCTGGCCATTTGGTTGAATGCGTTTATGTAAGCTTCTTTTATGTGCGCTGCTTTTGTACCAGTGAAACCCATAACCAAGAACATGAAGCCATCTTTGGTCATTTCATACAGTGGTAAACTGCGCCCTCTTCTATCCTTATATTTATTGCCCGTAAAATTGCGGTCAATGAAATCCTGCGAACATTCTAGACTTCTTAGTCTACGTAAAACATCATCATGACGCTTATTAAAAGCTTCCGCGATTTTCAATGAAGTGGTACGAATTTGCTCGCCTTGGTTAAAGACAAGATCAGATACAGTCAGGGTAAGGGATGTTGTATTAGGCATGATGGCCTCCTTGAGAGCAATTTTCTAAATCACCAACCGGAGGTACTAATCTTCGGGTGGTGAACTGAACAAGGTTAGTACTACCGCTCTCAAGGTCACGGCGCGCCGAAGCGCCCTCGCCCAGCCCACCATAATGCTGATAGTACGTTTTGTAAGTAAAACGACCATGTTCAGGTGTGCCGAAGCCGCACATAAAAAAAACCAGCTGAAAGCTGGCGTCTATGCGCCTTGAGAATTTAAAACGGTGTACTAATCCCGACACTGGATTTTGCCAGTGCCGGTACAGGTTAACGATGTGAAAGATCGGTGTCAAACGTTTAATAACGTTGCATATTGTGTAGAATGCAGAATCCTCAATAATTAAACCCTAAATGGTAAATCCTTTGAAATTCATTGTCTGCTTCGTCTGGGGAATAACGTTAATCTGTGCTCTTCTACTAGGAGCTAGTTTAACTGGCTTCTTCAATATATTTTCTATAGATACCAAAAGTACTTCTTTTGGTAACTGGGCTATGTGGTTCAGTGCAATTAGTACGATTAGTACTTTAATTTTCTTAATAGCTCAGAACCGCAGTATACGTGCTAGACAAGACATTAATGAAGCAGAAGACCGAAAGCTAAAGCAAGCACAATACATAGAAATTCGTAAGAAAGACTTTTATAACCTTTTGAGCGATTTAGAATCGGACGCAGCACCTAACGTATCTTTCACTAGTAAGCTAGAACTCTATTCTTCTATCTATCCTCGTAAGCAACTTAAAACGAATAGCAATGGTACGCAGTACGACACTAGCTGTAGCTTAGGTTTACTTCGCAATTTGGAAGGGAACTTTTTAAAGTTAAGCAATACTATCGAGCAACTAAAAGAGTCAACAAATAAAGTCCGACTTACCAACGATTTTTTTAAATGCATTTCTGATATTCAGAAAACGCTCAACTTACGCTTTGAAGCTGAACCTTCGTATGGAGATATTCAATATAGAGATTCTACAGTGGTTAATATCTTTGACATCCAGAGAGATCTTAATCGGTTAGTCAATATTGCCAATCACTTAAATCGATTTACCGATCGGACATTTGTTATGCCAGAAATATTCTTAGAACCATTAGCAGAAGATTATCTAAAATACACCCTACTGAAAACCAGTGGGGTTGGTGGATTTAGCGTAAACCTCCCACTGATCGATAAATCTTTCGTAAAAGTACTAAATAAAGCATATAAGTTAATGTGGTTAGACCGAATTGATAATGATACATCTTTCGATTGCATTACTATTCTAGGGCCATTTTTTTGGCGTAAAGATTACTTCATTGACAACGTTGACGATGCTTCTGTATTGGAAGGTACTTTAAATACAGTTTTAGACGATCTTTTATATGTTAAAACAGACTTACAAGACGATAGAATCGATATGTCTGCAGCACAAGAGTTTGCTCAATTAGAAATGGAATTGACTGACGCATTAAATCTCATTAGAAAATGACATGGGCTTTTGAGGAAACATTGTCGTAAATTAACTGATAAATGAATAAAACTAACTTACTGCCATTCCAAGAAGTGTAATCATGAGCGTCGCTATCGCTATCCAATATGCGGTTATGGCATGTTGGTTTGACTGATATGTCAGATATCCATAATATGATGGCGGGTTTAGAGCCCACAGTCCATTCTCGCAGTGTCCGTTTGAAGCATCAATATTTGTAAACCGTTCCATTGAATTTGGACCTGCTGGTTCTAAGCATATCTCCCTTAATATTTCGGCTATTCGGTATATACCTATGCCGTTTAGTTCTTTAGTTTTGGACGCTGAATCTACACTAAAAGGCTCTTTAATCTTAGATTTTGAAATAACAAATTCACTCACCCTAAGGATATCACTTGACTGGTCACCATAGATATATAGTTGTATTTTCGAATAAGTATTCTGTAATGTTTTATTCATAGGGTACCTTAGCTTTATAGCTACAAATCATAAGGTTACCTGAATTGTTAGAAGCAAGCGAACTCGATGATCACAAACAGGGAACAAATCATATTCAACTTAATCGTTGGTTACTTTTGGATAACTACGTCTAGTCTCCGTCTCAAATTCTCTCCATCACCACCATGTTCACTAATAGTACTGGCCTGACTCGGCACTTTAGTGGATGCATTACCAATTACTATTCCACTGTGTGTATGGCTGGCCAGTGTGTCCGCTAGTTCTTTTACTACCTGCATAAGTTCAGACAGCAAAATCAGCACGTTCTCTTCTTTTGAACCAATCCATGTTTTCGGAGCTTGTAGCCATTGGTGCTCGGCTGCAATGCTGCGGCGTACTCTGCCGATAGTCTCTACCAATTCGCCCGCGGTCGCGGTCTGCATGTTACCCAAGCTGCCGAGAACGATGTCATCACCTGCTATTAGGTTAATTGCGCCCAATGCTTCAATCAGCTTTTTGCCGACTACTTCTTCAATGCTGTGCTCATCAACCAAGATATGCTGCTGACCAAATTCGCCGCGATAGCGCTCCGCTTGATCAAGCTTTTCGAATGCTTTTTGGTTTTGCGTTTGGTCGGTTTGCTGAGTGGTATTTCCTGCTGCATCAATTCGGGTGCTTACCTCTTCACGTTGCTGCTGCAGTTGCTCACCGGGCTCTATTGACGGCAACGCATATTCACGACCATAAATACCACGAATGATAGGTCTGTCATTGCGGCCATAGGCGAAAGCGATTTCAACCAATGTTCCCTCTAAAGGGTAAGACAGCAATCCAGATTCATGTCCACTCATGTGAACAGGCAATGGAATCGAACGATAGACAGGCACGTTTATGTCTGGGTTTAAGTTCTCATCGAGCACCTGAACATCTATTGCAAACCTTGGGCGGAATGGGTCAGCAACTTGCCCGGCTGTCGCGGTGTCTCTCACTACCTCAACACGGCCAAACTTAGGCAAATGAAAACCTGCTGCCAACTCTGGGAAGTTCTGCAGCGTTTCACGTTTCTTTGGTGATACCTCGGATTGTTCAGCCTTCCAATAAGCGGTCATTTCGTCTTGAATTAAATCAACTCGATTTACGCGCTTATCGTTCATGGCTCTACCCGGCCTAAGCATTGGGAATGGTATAAAAGTGACACTGTTACCACTTTGACGACTGGTGAACTCTTCCGGCAGTGCCATCGGTTTATTGTGGAAGTGACTATCTTGATGCGAACCGAAGTAAACCATCTGATCAGTATGTTGAAACCAAACACAATCAGGAATTGAGAACGCCTTGGCGACTTGTTCTAAACATTGATAGCCCGTTCCCTGGCTAACAAAGTTTGGAATGGTGGTTTTGATGTAATCCGCATCAGGCAAGCTGAACTCAAGCCCTGTTAAACCTGAAAGGGTGTCGAACACCTGCTCTGCGGTTGGATGCTCTAAGCTGACAGCCCAACGTTTAGACAAGATGCCTGTTAGCTCTTTGACCGTGAGCTTGTGGTAACCGTTGGCTGCAGGTTGAACTTTGTCGATATACCCTTCAAACCAAGGGGCGGTTTTGTTCTCATAACCAATATCAAAACGTACAGACGCAAACTGCTCTGGCTTTGCCTTGGTTTCAACTTCGAAGATAGCAACACTGCCTAGTGATAGCTTTAGGCTCACCATGTTGCTCACCAATTTTACTTCTTCACCACTGATAAACAGGCGTTTCTCTAGTTTCATTGCGTTGCTTCCTCTGCGTTGTTCAATGCCTGTTTTAGTCGTGTGTTTTCTCGTTGCTCTGACTTAGTCTGTTCTTTGGCTCGCTGTTCTTTTTGCTCTGCGACACTGTTGTGCTCTCGCAGCTCGAAAGAGACATTCCACGCCTGCAGGGTTTCATGCTCTCTCGCGTTGATACGGCCAGTGAATTTCACATTGCGAATCTTGAGTGCTAGCGCGATGTCACTACCGATTCGATAAACGCGGCGAGTGTTGGTTTCATCTTTATCTGAGGCAAACGAGTACAACTGGGTAAGTGTATCTATACGAGTAAAAGGAATACGGCCACTGAAAGTCAGCTTCTTGCCTTTATCACCTTGCTCAGCCGTATCGGTACCCGATGATTGGCCGCTCATGTCCTGGTCTTTTAACTCCAATGACATTTCAACTTTCATCGAGTCTAAGTTAACCGGCATACCGTTGAGAGCTAACATAACTTGCCTCCTATCAGAGCTTTATCTAGCAAAGCAATTCTTCAAAGAACGTCATTGGTTCATGGCTGAGTAATAGACTCACCACGGTGAATTGATGATTGTTTGGTGCACCCGCTTGGCTAATCTGCGTTGCGATACTTTCAGCACTGCCAGTAACAGAAAAAGCGTAAACGCTGCCTTTTAGGTTTTTCAGTGCATTTATCTGGGCTTTGACTTCGCTAAGCTTGTTGGCTCGCTTTGTGGCCAGTGCCTGTAACTTACCGATCACATGGTTTGCGTCATCAGCTAACGATTCGAGCGTGGCGATTTGAGCCCCTTGCCAATGCAAAGTGTCCTGCAATGGATTGGCATTGAGTTTCGCCATGGGTTTAAAGCGAGGTTGAGCGATTGCTGCAGGTTGGTGAAGCTTATCGGTTTCATTGGTCACTAGTGCCTGAGTTTGCCTAGCCACCTGACACAAATCTGGTAAAGGAAACACGGAAACAAGATCCGCCAACTGATGAGCGAACTGTACTAACTGCGAAGCGGTCACCATTAATGCAACACAGTGATGGTTGCCAGCTGGTCGGTACTTATCAGCATGATCACGGAGCTTGCCAGACAGCACTTTGACTGCGTTCTGTGGGTTCAGGTAACATCCCGAATCCAGCTTGGTACCAACTTGAAACTGATAAGGTGTGGCGGTGAGTACCGTGCCAATTCTTAACAAAGATTCAAGATCTCCACGCAAGCCAAGTAAAGTACTCGCTTCTCCACTTAAAGGGTGACGCCCATAACTGGCGTCACTTTCAAGATTAGTTAAGCGGCTAACTGCATCATTCATCGTTGTGCCGATTTGGTCTGTTACCTGCTCGGCACTGGTTTGAATTGCTTGTGAACTGTTAGGCCAACTTAGTGGGGATTGTTTCCACATACGGCTTATACCTCAGAAGAAAGCTCTGGCGGAGTCGGCCAAGGGTTTTCAATCTGGATTTGCTCTCGCTCTTGAACGGCTAGATCCATTAAACGGGTGTATTCGGTTTCGTCCCCCATGTGCTTCTTGATTTCAGCTTCTTCTAAATAAGGTCTGACACGTTGGGTGTATTCTGATTGGCGCACACCGTCTACAGCTTGCACCTGCTCTTGGTATTTATCAGATGATGTTTTAGTTCGCCAAATATTCTGATCTAGAACCAACTCATCATCTAGTCGACATTTCAGAAACTGGTAATTTGGCTCATTTAGAATATGTTTTCGTCCGCCACTGTCGATGAAGAATTCTGATAGTTTGCTCGCATCAATGATTACACCATCAATAAAGCGTGCCTTTTCGAATAGAATATTCGTTTCTATTCCATGCGTACCCATTGCAACAGGATAATCATTGTCAAAAATTATTTTCATTATGCACCCAACCTTACCAATGACATGCAAGCCCCACCGTTTTTGTTATCTCCATAATTAAAAGACAAAGACCCGTTAGTACCATAAATAAAAATATGAATCTGAAGTACGTCTCCTGAGTTAAGGTCTACCGGGTGAGTGACGTTAGCTGTCGTATCCTTGTTTGATGCTGTATGTAGAATATTACAACCGAACGCTTTCAATTCAGAATGCTGCACCCCATTAACAAAAACAGACATAGACCAAAACGCCCAATCACCGTTCCTCACCCTTTCCCAACATCTAGATGCAGCACTCAGTAAATATTTTCCGGACTCTTCTACAGTTAAAACCGCTCCCGGTATTGGGTGATATGCTTGATACGCTGCGTTATCGATAAAACCTACAGCGAAAACTTCTTGAGTTTTTACAGTAGCTAACTTATCAACAAGGGATTTTTTGGCGTATTGACCATGGGGATCACTATCGGCTACATGCTCATCCAAGCCACCTTTAACTCGCCAATCAACCACCGATCCATCAGCATTAATTCCGGCCAGTTTTGCGACATAGTGCTGATCACCGTTGCCGTCCACATAATCGGTTAACTCTGTTTCTGAAACCGCAATCGTAACTTTGTTTTCCCACACTGACAGCGCAGTACCTTGGCGAACGACATCCACATACAAACCATTGTGTTTCGTGGCTACGGTTTGAATTACTTCTTGAGTCAGTACGCCACGTAAGCCTCCGACATAAACAACACCAGGCGTCACTTTGTATTTGTTCGGGTCAGCTTGTTGGGTTACGTCGAACCCATCAACATAAGCCGTGTGACCGTAGTTATCTAAGCAGGCCAAACGGTGGTCTTCTTCGATGCCTTTCAAACGTGCTTGATAGTCAATCTGCCACGTCGAAGCATCAACGGTAATTCCAGCGATTTGCGCGGCTCCGTCATAGGCTTGCACCAATGACTTTGTGCTAGCCATACCGTTTTCTTTGGTTTCTTCGGCTTTGTGCACCACCATCCCACAAGAATTCGGCACATTCTTGTCACGTAGATAAATAGCGTTAAAGGTGAACTCTGCAACAGTACCGGGGATCACAACTGAATATGCCAGTGCGTTGTCACCAAGTTTGCCCACTTGGTCTATGTCTTGTTGGTGAACCCATAGCGAAACATCAGGCAAACCATTTCCACGGTTAATTGGCTGGCTTGGGTCTAACCCCGGAATGTGCGCAAAAATCATTTCGTTCATGTCAGGAGCATTACCGACACTAATCTGATTTTGCAGGTAACGCTCAAATTCGAGCGGGATTGCCGTTTGGCTCATTGGGTACCTCCTCGATACCGATAAAAGGTCGCAACCTAAAGGCTGGCAATAAAGACTTGCTGTTGATGTTCAAATGGCTGTGGTTTCACATTCATTTCAACGTCTTGTTTAGTCTCTGCTAAAAACAGGCTGAAATGGTGTGAGAACTCACCACTGGCAACGGTTAAGGTTGCCGGGAACGTCACTTGAAAGCGGTAACGGCGACACGTCCGGCCATACTGTTCAATCAGTGTTTGAACCAACTTGGTGTTATTGGAAATATCACCGTCTGTTAGCTCAATAGTGCAAACATCCCACTGCACTGCATCTTCACGCTCTTTAAACGCAACGATACCAATGCCCAACCTTTCAAAAATTCGTTTAAACCCTGCAACGCTGCCTGCGTCTTTGGCATTCACAGCAGCGTATTTCACTCGTTTACGAAACAGCGAAAGCGGCTCCCCCTCAAAGCGTTTAATGTCTCTATCCCAAGCCATCAGCTCCAAGGTGTTTTCACAGCATGTCAGCGCATCCATTTGGCGAAGCGGGAACAGCAACCAACCCCAAACCATTTGGAAGAATGCGAACACGCCTTTTGATAGAAAGTGAGGCTCTTTGATTTCTTCCGACGTGGTGCTTCCGTCTTGCCACCATGGAATAACCGTTTCCGGTAACTCTGGTGCATGTTGCTCTTGGTTGTAGCTTTGAGGTTCAGACATGGCTTACAACCTTACCGTTATCGTTTTCAAACGTGGTTGCTCTAGGTCGCTGATAATGTCCTCTTGAACCTTCGCGCCTACGGTGAACTTTACCGACTCAACCTGCGCCATATTGGTATGGATCTCAGTACCAAGCAGAGAAAGGCTAAAGCGGCTTTCAGGTTTGGCGCGGGTCATTTCAGGATAAGCTGCCGTCTCACGAAATGCCGCCCTGATACGGTCTTCGACTTCCAACAGTTCGTTAACTTTGGTTGCTTCGTCCAAGTTCGCCACCAAGACAACATCGGCGATCACATCGTGCTCAGTATCTGGAATGGCTTTACAAGTCAGCACGTCACCATGGCCGTGATGCCCTTTAGCCATAACGTGGTCATTTAACTGGTCAAGAACGGGCTGTGGTGTTGCTCCGACCTCCATCAAGATCAACGCTTCTGCAGTACCCGGTTCCACTTCACCTGTATTGTTGAAATAGATGTTATCGCTACGAATCCCGGCAACACTGGAAATAATGGAACGGTAAACATCATCAATATGCCACTCTCCTGAACTGGTGAAAGCGTTTTGAATACGCAGTGCCAGTTCTTCATTGCTTTCAGCATCTGCGCCTAATTGGGTTATCCAGTCAGGTTCGTTAACCGCATCGACAATGCCAGGGATCTCTTCTGGAATGATATTGAAGTAACCGGCAGGTAAATTAAAAGCTGCGCCAGCTTCGAATGCTTCAACCAATACTTTGCCCGTTCGCTGACCAGCTTCAATCACGGTTTCAGCAAGCACTCGAACTTTATATACCACACCATCAATCGGCAGGGTTTGCACCACCTTACCCGCATCTATCGTTACGGCATCAGCCGCGTTCACCTTAGTTAAAGTGATATTGCCTTGTGTTTTCTCAGCGTCTTTCGGCTCAATGTCATGATCCCAAGCTTTCAATTCCAAGGCCCAACGCTCTGCTGTCGCTACAAACATATTCGGCATGACGTGTTCGGCTAATAATGTTCTGATTAGCCATACACATGGGGTAACCACGGCTGCGCGAACCCATCGCCAAAACGGTGACATTTCAGAGTCGTTAGACACCTTGCTGCCAGCACCTACCACTTCTAGTTTTAGTTTGGCCTCGAATTCATCTTCGGTTACCGGTACACCCGACTCACTTAAAATCTTGATAAAGTTTGCACTTGGTCGTTTGCTCATGCCCCGTTACCTCCTACAGAAAGTTCTAGATCACCATATTCATAAGCGGTTGCGGTTAAGGTTATGTCACCCGCTTCTAATTCTGTTGCGGTGGCAGTGCCAGGAACGACTCTCACATCACGCTCGGCTAGTTGCTCTATCTGCACCATTACATCACTGCGCAAGGCTGGGTTACGCTCCGCCACCAATTGACGCGCCAAACCTGACTCCATAATGGCGTGCTTGATATCTTGCGCGATACTGTATAAATCGCTGCACTCGGCAGGCTGTTGCCCCGCGTCCATATCCCAACCACCATCAATCACTTTGATGTCGTTGTGTTTTTTGCTTTCTGATAAATGTCTATCCGGCATTGAGTTCATCCCATTCAGCTAATTGGTCCGGTGTAACTCCGTTCGGCGCAGTAATGTAAACGTCACCGTATGAGGTCATGTTGCTACCTTGCGGTTTATGGGTAGTCGTGACGTTCTGAACCATATTAGGCGGAAGCGTTGGCAATGCGCCCGGCTGTTTATATTCAGCAATACTGCCACCGTTAGACGTTGGTATTTCTTGCGTATCAGGCGCCAGTGACGGATTGTTTGCCATATCAACAGCGGGATGAGGCTCTGAATTTACAAATGCAATTTCAGGAGCGTCGAACGGCACCGCCTCAATTGACTTAGGTGCATGGCGCTCAGCTTCCACTGCGGCGCTTACCTCCGGTGTTTCGATCTTGCTACCCAGCTCAATATCAACACCAGGGATCATATTGAGTAAATCAACAAGCCCCTCAATTGCTCCTGCTATCACATCAAACCAAGAAGCGTCTTTGAATGCGGCGGTTAAGTCGTCCCACCAATAAATTGCCGCTGCAAGTCCACCAATGAGTAGCGCAATACCCGCCACCACCCAAGTGATTGGGTTCGCCCATAACGCTGCGTTGAACAACCAAGCGGCGGCAGTGCTTGCCATCGCACTGATACGCAGTAACTTCATGATGCCGTTTAAGCTAGCTAATGTGACAGCCCAACCTGCAGACATCATTTGTCCGATTCCCATTGCGAGTGACAGTGTTGCAACCACACCACCAAGGGATAAACCTGCAATAGCGACATAGCCCAAAATTTCGGTCAGAAAAGGAAACTCGTCTGTCCAACCGACAACCATCATCAACCCGTCAGCCATCGAACCAACAACTGCATTGATAGATGGAAGAATGGCACCAAACACGGCTGCGCGAACGGCAAACCACACGGCTTGCAAGCGTTCCCATTGGTCGGTCATGTCACTTGCCATCTGTTCAGCTTTTGACATGCCCTGTACTTGGCCAAGTGTTTCTATGCTCCCTGCTAACCCTTCGGTATCAGCCATGAGTAACTTGATCATGGCTGTGGCTTCTTTTGTGCCAAACGCTTTATCCAACTCTGCTGATTCCGCTACGCTAAGCGTATCGCCATACTGACCTTTGAGCTTTTCAAGGATATCCAGCATTGGAAGCATATTGCCGTGACTATCCGTAAAACTGAGCCCTAGTTCATCTTGGGCCTTTGCTACCCCACCCAAGAAAGCGCGATACTTAGTACCCGCTTCGCTGCCACTCATTGTTGCTTGTAACTTACCAAGAATCGCCATTTGCTCTTCCATGGCAATACCAGCCGCCGTTGCATTCGCTCCAACACTGGTAAAAGCACTACTCATGCCTGCGCCCGTAGTCTTGAACATCTCAACAGATTGAGCGGTCATGCCTGCGACTTGCTTAGACCAAATCCCAGTTCCCATTTCATCGGCACTATCTTTAAATATGCCGTACATAGTGCCCATATAATTGGTAATGGTGGCCGTGTCAGCTTTGGTTGCTGCCGCGAGTACTGCCGAGCTTTTAGTAATATCTGAAAGCTCAGCACCGCTAATATCACCGAATGCCGATTTAATATCGTATGAGGCACCGACAATATCTGTCGCTGACTTACCATATTGAACCGACGTCCAGAGCGCCGTTTTTGAAAGCTGGGTGAGATCCTCATCCAATACACCCAGTGATTTCACTTCGCCTAACTTTCTGTCCATTTCAATCGCAGGCATCAACGCGTTTTGAATAGCAAAGCCAGTTGCAACCAAACCCGCGCCACCTGTCGCCATGTTCTGCATGCCTTGTTTGCCTGCTTCCATGGAAGATTGCACTTGTTTGGTAATGCCTTGCAGTGGCTTGGTTATTTGATCAACCAGTGCCACGTGCATCAATAGCTTTTCCATACTCATTGCGTAATGCTTACCCCCTCTTTACTTCTACTATTTACTGAACAATCGGCTGATTGCGCTCATCACTGCTCGTTCGCTCCGTTCAAACTGGTTTTTATCGAGCCAGATAGCGCGACTTAAACTTTGTTCGTCGTCGAGCTCATTGGGTAGAAAATGACGACGCAGGGCAAAGGCTTGTTCAAGTGGGTTATCCTCAATCCGCTTTGCCCTGTCGGTTATTTTTTTAGTGAGATTTCAATCCCACCTTTAGAGGCATTACTCACCGTTGCAAATAGCTCGATGGTTAAACCAGGCACGTTATCAAGCAATGCGATCAGCGCGTCTTTCTGCTCCTGTTTTACCGTGCGAGTCAAATACGTGTATGCAGGCGCCACTTTGTTGTTTGGCATCATGTCATTGGTATGGTTGTTCGCGTCTTGCACCGTTGGTGTGAACTCAAAATCAGTACCATCGATTGCGACTACTACAGGTTTTGATGTGAAAGTTGGTTTAGTCATGCTGCATCTCTTCCCTTCAATAAGTTGTAAATTCGATCAAAGCCCGATGCCATATTGCGCTCCATTCGGTCGCCCAACTCTTTTACATCGTCTTTGGTTGCGTAGGTTTCAGCTACGTGGGTTTTATGTTCAGCCAAATCTTTAGAAACAGCTGTTAATCGGGTGATCACCGCACCCACGACTACGGCAATCAACATTCCTACTGCTGCAAGTGCAGCTAGCCAGTCCGCCATCTAGCCACCTCTAATCGCCGTTTTCAGGGTATGAATTACGCCTAATGGTGTATTGCCCATAGACACTTGCTTGTCTTGTGAACGTTTGTGAATGTTGATACCAAGAACTGTCAGCCCAATACCAAACAGAGGTGTCATAGCCACCACACTATTCACAACAGTGACGGCTTGCTCTGGATGAAACATCATGACGACAGCTAGGCTCAAAAACAGCAACACCCAAGCCGCGCACATCGAGTAACCCCAAGTCGGACGCCAGCGACGCACATAAGGATCATTACTAGCAAGCTCAGCCTGCATCGTTACGTGTTGTTGAGTGAGGGCTAGCTTACGTTCTTCGCTCTCGAGCTTTGCGTGCTCAAATGCCAAGTGTTTCAGCTCTACTTCATGAAGCGCTTCTAACTGTTTTAGTTTCAAAATGGCTTCTGGATTTACTGCCAGCTCTTTCTCAATTGCCTGCTGCGTATTTTCGACACCGAGTGCGCTAGACACCAAGCCGCCCACTGCCGTACCAACAGGGCCACCAATTAACGTTCCAATCAATGGAGCAGAACTGCCGATCAACGATTTAACCTTGTCCCACATAATCAGTCCTTAATAATGGTGAGTTGCGCAGCTTCGCCAGCTAACTCTTTCATGAGCACATTGAATGCTACCGTGGAATTCACAACGGCCCACTCACCATTCACAAAACCAAAATCAACGCCTGGAGCTAAACATCCTTGCAACTCTTTAGGTGAGTTAGCCTTGTGGATTAGAATATGTGTGCGCAGACTTGGCCCTTGTCGGGTCACACCCAAAGTGTCCGCTTCTAAGGCATAGCATTCACCAAATCGTGGGGACTCATGAGGGAACAAGCTATATGTACCTTCAACAATGCAAGATTCGCTTGGCTTGTTATTCAACATTGGTCGTTCAACAACACAACACACTTTGCTGCCATCTTCACGATGCAGAGTCGAATACGTTCCGTGTTCAAAGTAGCGGCGTTTCATCAATAGTTTTTTCATTGGAAAACCCTAAATTAGACCTTTCTCTGCTAGCTGCTGACAGCTAACGCAATACTTACAACCTGCGACTTTAATACGGCGCAGCTCTGGGATTTCATCGCCACACTCGTGGCACTCTTGCGCACTTTCTTGCTCGCTTGTTTGAGCTGACCGTTTACGTTGGCTTGCAATTGCCATTTCGGTGAATTTGGCTTCATTACTACTAGCATGGTCGATAAAATCCGGCATTCGTTATCTCTCTAGTTAGGCTTAAAGAAGACCACGAGTGTCGTCTTTGCTTAGGTATGAAATACCGTTGATGCGAACAAAGAGCGGACTTGTCACAAAACCTTTCAGCTTGCGCTTGGTCTTGTCACTGCTGTTAGGGTCAATGCTTAACAAATCTGAAATTTGTAGCTTCACACCGAATAGCTCTACTTTGTCTTCATCGTCACCCGTATTCGCATAAAACATGCAATCGTGAGGTTTGATGCCACGCCAGCTACCTGCTTCACGTGCCTTTTGCTGTAACTTACGGAAATTGTTCAAGTCCAACTCATATTCAACTTCACAGCCAACTGCACCGTGAGTAAAACCCGTTGGAATACCACGCTCTTTATCAACGGCTGATTCATCATTGATGGTGGCGGTTGCTGATTCCACGTGAACCAGAACACCCAACATGTTTACGTCGAAGCTTCGACCTGTATAACGAGAATGCATTGATTACTCTCCTAGTCGTTTGTTGAGCATGATGCCGATGGTAATTTTCACTGGGCATTCATACGGCGTAACCGCGAGCAGAATTTCCACTTCTTCACTGTTAACCCAAGTGATAGTGATGTCTTCATCTTGTGGCGGTTTGATTTCACCAGGAAACTCGTAGTCTCCGATTTTTTTTACCACTGCCATTTCGCGCAGGTCTTGAGTGAAATAGAGCTTGGCACTTGCTTCACTGCCTGGTGTCGAGTTGAATTCACGGTCAGCAATTCGAGCAATCGCACGTACACGAACTTTACGCGCGGCTTTCATCGCTACACGAATATGGCGAGCATCTTGAAAATCACCACCTGGCACATCTAAGGTGCGGCCAGTTGTCCAATACTGTCCCGGATAATCTGGGTACCACATTGGAACAGCAATTCGAGCCGCTTCCAGTGCTTTAAGGGTCGCCAACTCCAACGGTTTGCCGTCTTTATCCGTCGCCAGAGCCATGCTGCCCAGTACGCTGCCTGTTTTTACTCGTGCAGGGGAATCTGCGATAGACACTTCTTGGTTTGCCAAGCGGCCTGCATAGATACCTACCGTTGAGTTTTCTTTGTGGACTTGAGGAACAACGGTGATGTACTCACTTGCGATGCTTTTTGGTACCGCTACCGTCGCAGCCAACCACTGCACCCACGTTTCACCAGACACCGAATCATCATTGATACCCGGCAAGGTGCAGATCATGAGCACCTCACGACCTAACTTGGCTTTGAGTTCAGTCCGGCAAGCTACAGCGGCTTCTAGGGTTGATGTGCCAGTATCGGGTTTATCAAGCACAACCGCTTCGAAGCTCGATGTTTCATTGGCTTTAAAAACAGCGGCTTGCCAACTGTCTGCAGGGTCTAAAACGATCACACCTGCAGTCCAGTTTTGTTTCCCGTTTAACTGGGCCGCTTTTAGTGTGAGCATGTGCACTGGGTCGATGTTATCGAACGTGCTATCAGCAAAGTCTGTGGTGTTGTCTACCATGATTAGGTTGCGCTCAGAGCCCGCAACGGTGCCGTACACAACAAACAGAAAGTGAAATTCAACGCCCGGAATAGGTCCGCGCATCATGTTTAGAATGTTAATAATGACGGTAGGCCATGCCATGTTTAGTTGCTCCTGTTTCGTTTCAGTTCGCGCTTGATAATCATTGCTGCCCGTTTGGGGCTGATGCCTATCAACCGGCGTTCTTTTCTATCGACTGCCCACTTACGAGCAGGCTGCTTGTTTTCCAAGTCGCTAATCAGTTTGGCGACCTCTGCCACCGTCATGTTTTGAGTAATAAACTTTAACGTCGGCTTTTTGCCTCGTTTCTGCCGTCCTTGAGGCGGTAGCCTAAAACCTAAATCGCGTAGCTCTTTCGCCTGTTCTCTCGTTGCCGGGTCTGTTTTCTTTGGCTCTTTGGCTTTCTTTGCCTGCTTGAACCTCTGCTGCAGTCCGCTTTGCTCTGCTTCACCAGTATGGTGAGCCAACGCAACGGAACCTCGTCTTGATGGCCAACCAACAACCAGAGTCCGGTTATTGTCTTTTTGAAAATGCTTTAGCCGCTTGGTAAAGCCCCTAAGCATTTTCTTTCGACCTTTCTTACGCTTCGCCCAAGGAGTGCCGTCTGGGTCACGCTGCGCTCGAATGTTCTTTTTGGTCGTCTTGGTGATGTATTTGCCAAGCTCTTTCAGCACTCTAGATCTGGTTTTTTTATTAAGTTTTAGTAGCTCGAACTGCTCTTGAACTCGCAGGTAGCTACGCTTATCGGCCCGTATCTCAAGCATTCCGAATAACTACATTTGATAGTCTTTCCGCTTGCCAAATCTCATACTCTTCAATCTTCCAGCGTTGACCATTCCAATAGATTGGTCCGCTTGGATCTGCCTTCACTTTGACAGGTTCTTCAAAAATGACTGAGATCAGCACTTCGGCGTTGCTTTCATCTTCTAGCACTATGTCGACGTCTGGGTCGTCTAGGTCTTCAATGCGGAAACGGCCTGAATCGTTATCCATCAACCAAGCTCCAACATTCGCGAACAACACCGCTGGGTCATATTCTTTAAAAGGAAACTTATCGAAGTAAAAGTCAGCAACATAACGTTGATAAAGCAGGTCGAAACCTTGCCCCATGTGCTTCGTTTCCAGTTTCAATTCCACCTTGCCCATTTCACATTCCATGCGCTTGGCTATCTTGTCGCCCACTACACTGGATAAAAATGCGTTTAAGTCTCGCAACTTGTAACCGGCTTGATACTGAGTATTCATCGCCGTTCCTTTCACAACAAAGCCGCCGACGAACGAGAAACACCCAGCATATTTCTAATCACTCGTTGGCTTTCTGCTATTAGGTCGTCACGTGTGTCTGTTGATCTATCAGCGAGGTGGTCACCTTTATCTTTGGTATGAACCGTTGCAATATCTGGAAGTAAATCAGCTTTAGCCCTCGAATTAACCGCAGATTCATACTGAATCACTAAGCGGTTTTTCCCATTTACAATGGGGGTTACTGGTACACCACCTGCACTCCCATAACCTTGCTCTAGATACTGTGTCTTTAATTTTGCGAGAGCTCTGTTCACTTCTGCCATTGCATTCACTAAAGCAATAGTGATGCGATCAGGATCTTGCGCTGCTGGTATTCCCCTACGCTTTTCAAAATCACCGACGTTTAAGTTGGGCCAGAAACCATCATTAGTGATTTCCGTATCTTGATAACGCGCATCTGAAGAACCCGTAAACATGCTTAATCCCTTTTAAATAGGTGCGCCTCTAGCCACTGATTCGACGGAATAAACAGGGTGACAAATCACTTGTTCTTCCTCGTCAGCCGAGGCGCGACGGCTTAGGAGCTGTTAATTAGAGGTTGTCGCCACTCTCTAATGCTCGGATACGTTGGTCGATGTTATCGATCATGGTTCCAACACCAATAGCACTGTATTGTTCATGCGCATCTTCAAGGTGTGTACGGGCTTTCTGAAGCGTTTCAATATCACCGACAGAAGCCGCATGAGGCTTACCTTCATCGTTACGAAGTAGATACAAACCTGCGAACTTCAACCATTTCGCCGTGGGCTTTTCGTTGATGCTCCACTCGTTGGTCACTTTCTCAAACACCAGGGAGAAATACGGTTCAATTGATTGGCCTTTACCCGCCATACGCTCTGACCAAGCCAACACTTCATCAGCGCAGAATGTGGCAAAGTCTCGCTTGAATCGCTCAGGAGTATCTAACCCACGTTCGATAGCAATGTCACACCACTCAATGGCAGTTTCTAGATCTTCGATATCGAAGAGCCAAATTACCATTTGAGTAAATAACGGGTTATCGAACTGCTCGTCACCAGCAAGGTAAGCTTCAATCGCTTCACGGTATTTAGGGACCAAAACTTCACGCTTGTGGTTAACCTTTTCATCCGTTCGATTGAAGGTTTTAAGCACCTTCAAATCACTTTCGAGTTCAGCTAGAAGCAGGTGTAAGCTGTTTGGGTTTCCGACAAACTGCTTCTCAGGTGTCGATTTCTTTTGCTGTTTTGCCAATGCTTCTTGGCGTAACTTAGCTAATGGACTTGCCATGATTCACCCTTACGCTGGTACTGGTTCAACAACAGTTACGTCTTCAATAGCTGCAAACTTGTTGTAGTTGCCCACGGCATAACCTTCTTGGCGAAGATATGACGTTTCGAAGCGCTTACGGTCTTCTTCATTGCGAGACTTACGCCACTGCGTACCCTTTTGAGTCAGGATCTGCAGGTTGGTTAAGTTCGTTACCCAAATCATATTTGGTGGGAAAAATGGCGGTGTATACACCGTTTTACCTGCAACGGTCTTAGCTAAGCTTTGAGCTGCTTTATGCTCAGTCGGTACTTCCGCTGATTCCAATAAGCGATGCTGCTCTGCAGCCACTAAGTTGCGGCCAATCAGTACGACTAAATCAGGGTCACCTTGGTGAACCTCATGAATAGTTGTATTGATTAAATCATTCACTAGCGAATCGAGGTTTTTATACGCCCCAACAGTTACGCCTGTTGAATCAAGCTTGGCAGCAGGAAGGACTTGAGCTGGAGCCTTTTCTTTCGCTAACTGTAACCACCCCTTATTTACGTCTTGCCCCATAGGATTAGCTTTGGGGTCAGTACTCTCCCCCGCAATCGAAGTACCGTGGAAACCAATACGCAGCTTATCTAAGGCAAAATTACGTGTGATGGCGTTATTCATCAGCTTCATCCACTGACCTTTGCCACCCGAGTTCGCCCAGATTGTCATCGTAATCCAGTTGATATGAGCGCCTGAGTCCGTTTCGGTTAGCTCGTAGGTATTGCCGCTTTGGTCAAGAGAGCCCATGAATCGACCGTCTTTAACTCGACCTGTCAGTAAACCACTGTCACCCACATCGATCACTTGGCCTTTAATTTGGTCAACCGAGATATTCGAAATACGGTTTAAGAAAGAGTCAGATTCAACAATGGCTTGGCGAAGCTTCGTTTCCATCACAGGCGTGATGTTGAATTGCTTAGACGCATCTACAACACCGCCCGCTTTTGCTACGGCTTGGCAATATTCATCTAAAAATTGAGTCGATACTGCATTGAGCATTTACACGACCTCCACAGTTGATTCGCCGCCATTGCCTTCTTCACCTGGCTTTTGACCTGGCTTTTCTTGCTTTAGCTCTGCGAACTGGGTTTCAAGGTTTTGTACTTGCTCGGCTACAGGAGCAAGCTGTTTCTCTAATTCACTAGAAAACTGTTCTAAAGAGAACGTTTGAACCTCACCTTCAGGTGCGGCTTCGGGTTCATTAGGTGCTTGCAGGTTAAACTCTTGCTTGAGTTCATCCTTTAACTCACCTTTCATAATGCCGAACTGCTCTTTCATTGCAGCTTTGAATTGTTCTTCGGTCACTTCTTCTTCCTCTGGTTCAGGATCAGGTTGTGGCTCTGGTTGTTCATCACCAGAATTGAAAAAGGCATTACACAAGGCAAAGAATCGGTCTGTTTTTGAGTAACACTCATCAAGGCTGATTTCTTCCAGTTGGCTGCAACTCAGCTCTGTGGTTTGACCTTCTTGTCGCGAAAACTGAAGTAATGAAACACCAGACGACGCTGGGGAATCGGTCACGGCTAATCCCATTAGGTAGCACTTTCCTTGCCCTTTATAGTCTGGATTTGGTTCTATGGAGGTAAACAGCTTCTGCCCAAGCTTATTGGCTTCAAGTAGATATTGATTAGGTTCAAGTTTGGCAAACAAGCGCATTTTCCCATCCACTTCTTCAGCTTTAACCGCAAGCACTTTGCCCCAGTTACTTCCGTAACCAGCAAAACGTTTGTGTTCAGGCCAAATCAAAGCGGTGTATTCACTCAAGGCATAATTTTCTGCAATCTCAGTGAGCCATTCACGGGTGATCTTACGACCATCAACCGTCGGCCCTTCTGTTGCTACAATTTTCCAATCACTGGTTTTTGCCATTTGAGTTTTTTACCTAGTATTAATTTGTCAGTTAGGTGCTTCAGGTCTTCACAATACGCCTTTGATTTACCTGTTTCAGCCACTTCAATTCCGACCAATTCGGATACAGAACGTATCCGAATCCATCCGAATTTTGCTATGCAATTTAGGCTGTTACCTCGGCGTATGATTGGTTCATGGCATATTCTCCTGAAACACGACACGCGGCCCGTTCCCTTTATTTAAAGGCTTGGACGCCCAATGAAATCGCTTCCGAATTAGGTTTGAACAGCACCAGAATCATTTATCACTGGGCTGACAAATTTGGATGGCGTGATATGTTGCGCGAGCAAACGATTGATGAATCGATAGCGCGTAGAATTGAAACCCTGCTTGAACTGGAAAACCCAACCAAAGGCCAGCTCGACATGCTTGATAGGCTCATCAAGCACCACGTACAACTTAAAAAATTCCATGCTCAAGCTCAGCCAGTTGAAGAAAAACACTCATCTAACGAAACTGAACCTGTAGCTAAAACTAACGGTAAAAGATCGCGTTCTAATAAGTCTGACGACAAGCAGAAAAAAAAGAGCAAAAAGAAGAACAACATTGTAGAGCTGACCAAAGAGAACTTCGCGACCTGGCATGAATCGCTCTTCGAATATCAGCACACGATGCGTAACAACCTGCACCAACGTACTCGTAATATTCTTAAGTCCCGTCAGATTGGTGCCACCTATTACTTCAGTGGTGAAGCGTTAGAAGATGCGATTTTGACTGGCGACAACCAGATCTTCTTGTCCGCTTCTCGTGCACAGGCAGAAGTATTTAGAAGCTACATTATTGCGATTGGTGAAGAGTTCTTAGGTGTTGAATTGACGGGCAACCCGATCATTCTGTCTAACGGTGCCGAGCTACGCTTTCTATCGACCAACTCAAAAACCGCGCAAAGTTATCATGGCCACGTTTATGTGGATGAGTATTTCTGGATCCCGAAATTTGATGAACTCAACAAACTTGCGTCAGCCATGGCGACCCATAAGAACTGGCGTAAAACCTACTTCTCGACCCCTTCAGCTAAAACGCACCAGGCTTATACATTTTGGACCGGTGACCAATGGCGTAAAGGTCGTGATACTCGCGCCAATATTGAGTTTCCGACCTTTGACGAATATCGAAACGGCGGTCGACTTTGCCCGGATAAGCAGTGGCGTTACGTAGTCACGATTGAAGATGCAGCTGCAGGTGGTTGTGAGCTTTTTGATATTGATGAATTGCGCGACGAATACAGTAAAGACGATTTCGACAACCTGTTTATGTGTATTTTCGTTGATGGTGCCAGCTCCGTCTTCAAGTTCTCAGCCCTTGAAAAAGCCATGGTAGACATTAGTCGGTGGCAAGACTTCAAGCCCAATGACAAAGACCCCTTCGATCGCCGTGAAGTTTGGCTAGGGTACGACCCAAGCCGAACTCGAGACAATGCTTGTTTAGTTGTCGTAGCACCGCCCATTGTTGCCGTTGAAAAATTCAGAGTACTTGAAAAGCACTACTGGCGAGGGTTGAACTTTCAGTATCAGGCGCAGCAAGTCTCAAAGGTATTTGAACGTTATAACGTGAGCTATTTAGGTATCGATACAACGGGCATTGGCGCGGGTGTCTATGACCTGATTAACAAGAAACACCCACGTGAAACAGTGGCTATTCAATACAGCAATGAGAGTAAGAACCGGTTGGTGATGAAGATGATAGATGTGGTAGAAGCCAACCGCATTCAGTTTGATGCTGAGCACAAAGATATCGCAATGGCATTCATGGCCATCAAGCGAGCGACCACCAATAGCGGTAACAACATGACCTTCAAAGCAGAGCGCAGCGAGTTAACCGGACATGCCGATGCATTCTGGGCGATTTCTCATGCCTGCATTAATGAACCGCTCGATCACTCTGAAAAACGTAAATCAACATGGCAGATGTAAATCAATGACTGAACAGACAACAGAGATAATCACGAAAGAATCCGCTAATGATGAAAGCTTGATGTTTAGCTTTGGTGAGCCTGAAATCATGGATCGTGATTTCACCAACTACGATTACAACGAGCTTTACTACAACGAAGACGGTGACTACTGGGAACCACCTTTGGATAGAGCTGGGTTAAACAAACTCACTAGAGCCAACGCTTATCACGGTTCTATCTTAATGGCTCGCCGCAATATGATCTCAGGTCGTTACACCCAAGGCGGAATGCAGAAGCAACAAATGCAATCGGCCGTGCATGACTTCTTAGAATTTGGTGACACGGCCCTGCTTAAGCTGCGTAATTACTTTGGCAAAGTCATTGGGCTATGGCCTATTCCTACTATGTATTTACGCAAACGTAAGAATGGTAATTTTGCTTTCTTAGAGCGTGGCGACAAACAGAAGAGTTACAAGAAAGAAGACATCATATTCATCAAACAATATGACCCAGTCCAGCAAGTTTACGGTGGTCCGGATTACCTTGGTTGTGTTCAATCAGCGTTACTTAGTCAAGACTCAACCACGTTCCGCCGCCGCTACTATAAGAACGGTTTGCACATGGGCTTTATCTTCTACGCTACCGACCCGAACTTAAGTAAAGAAGATGAAGACGACCTAAAGCAGAAGATGGCTTCAAGCCGTGGCGTGGGTAACTTCCGTTCTATGTTCATCAATATTCCAAACGGCAATGAGAAAGGGATTCAACTCATACCCGTTGGCGACATTGCGACCAAAGATGAGTACGAGAAAATTAAGAACGTCACCGCACAAGAGGTGATCACCGGCCATCGCTTCCCTGTCGAACTGGCCGCAATCATTCCAAACGGTGGTACGCGTGGTGACCCTATTAAATTTGATTACGTTTACTGCAAAAATGAAGTGATACCCGCTTGTGAAATGTTCATGGACGCCGTGAACAGCGACCCAGAAGTACCCAAACACCTGCATTTAACCTTCAATTTGAACAATGTTGCGGCCTAAGTAGCGTGACATTTTTCGCAATTTTGCTTTTCTCTTTAATTTGCGTTCAGCCCTTGTGCCATAAGGGCTGAACAACACCGAAAATGATCATCACAAAACACAAACGATCATTAAAAAACTGACCTAAAATACAAAAACACCATATTTTCAACTACTTAACAAAACCAATCAGATCAACACTAATCATCAGAATTTCAATTCCTTGCAATTTTTTGCACTCTTCGCAATTTTATTCTGCGCTCTGTAAGCCGTTTTGAGCGATGCTGATTGACCGCAAGTCCCGTTATTACTAAAGGGCTAGCGGCTTGTTAGGGCTTCATAGCGGCGGCAGAATTTCACTGAAATAGAATTGCGAAAAAATGAGATCAAAAACGTCGCAGGCGGGTAGGAGGAGTGCGTTTTCCGTGGGTTGGTTGTGTTTTAGGTGGAGCTATAGGACAGACATAAAAAAGCCACCGGGTGCGGTGGCCATAAATTCAGGTGTATACAATGGATTAACTCTACTAACGTTAAAATGACAAAGCCATATGCTTTTCAAAAGCGCTTAGCTTTTGTTCATTATCAAAACTAGCATTTTTATTCGAAAAATTGTGAGCTCCAGCAAAACGCGAGTTAAACTCTCTTTGGAATTGAGCTCCGTGCTTAGCCCAAAATCCCTCGATTTGGAGGCCTTTAGCAACAGCATAATTGGTAGCTAGGTGGTTAACCGCTTGCTTTGTTCTATCATCTGTTGAGTTAAATTGCTTTTGAATTGCTTCGAAAATTGCTTTCTCGTCTGACACAGTTAATTACTCCTTGTGATTTTTAAAAGCTACTAGACAGAAAAACTCCACATCTAAATATCGAATTAATCTTTTTTGTATCTTGATTAGCTTAACAATATCCATTTTTTATCATAATTAACAGCATATTAGAGCATTGAAGATCACGCCTGCCTCACAAAAATACATAATATTTTCATATGATATAAGCGGGTGTACAGAAGCTTTAGATAATGTTTGTCAGCCCTCCTCTTTAGGATACAAAACGTCAATTCCATAACCTGTTGTACTGTATGAATTCTCACCATAATTTAGTATTATGAACCTATCATTTAGATAGGTTTATGGTGTCATATGAGAGTAGTTTGCCCCGAGTGTGGCGAGAAAGCCCGCATACAAAAATCAAACCGTATTTCAGCGGGTTATAGCGACTTATATTGTAGTTGTAGCGACCCCGAATGCGGCCACTCTTTTGTGATGAACCTAACCTTCAGCCATACTCTTAGCCCTTCGGCTAAAACGACATCTCAGTTAGCTTTTGAAATGGTTAAAGCCCTGGCACCAGATCAGCGCCAAGAACTAAAACAACAGCTATCAATCCTCTAAAGTTTAAATTCAGGGCTATCTCCACCATCTGCCATCTCGATTAGCTGCTTCATTGCGGCTAACTTTTCAGGCTTCAACTCTTCTCTTTGGTCTGCAACCAATAAACCCATCAAATAAATACCTACATCAGCTCTGCTTTCACCTTCAGTGCTGAGTGCTACAGCATCTATAATGAACTCCATCGCTTGTAAAAATATGTCCTGTTGTTTTAATGACAT